TACTCCCGAATTGGCGACACTTCTCTAACCTTGACCGTATTAACTGGCTCGAACCCGGACAAGAAAGGCCCGTAAGGGTTGTTCTTGTTCCTAAAACGCTCAAAACACCTCGAATTATCGCCATTGAACCAACCGCCATGCAATACGCACAGCAGGGGATATTGGAATCGTTCGAGAAAGCTATGCTGGCAAATGACAATGCTCAGCACTTTATCCAATGGAAGAGCAACGTTCCCAACCAGGAACTAGCTCGACTTGGCTCCCTCTTTGGGGAGTTAGCCACGCTCGACCTGAGTGAGGCATCGGACCGTGTTTCGAATCAGCTCGTACGAGTGATGTTGCAAAATCATCCACACCTAGGTGAGGCTGTTGATGCTTCAAGATCTCGGAAGGCCGAAGTTCTCGGCAAAGGCGGAAAGAAAATCATCCGTCTTGCTAAGTTCGCGTCTATGGGTTCAGCTCTTTGTTTTCCCATGGAGTCTCTGGTTTTTATGACAGTTATATTCCTAGGGATTGAACGAGAGCTAAGAAGACCGTTGACCCCCGACGATGTTAAGTCGTTCAGGGGCCAGGTGCGCACGTATGGGGATGATATCATTGTCCCCGTGCGCTATGTGCGTTCCGTTGTTAGCTGCCTTGAGACTTTTGGGTTCAAGGTCAATGCTAGCAAGAGTTTCTGGAGTGGTTATTTCCGGGAATCTTGCGGAAAGGATTACTTTATGGGCGAAGACGTTTCAGTCGTTCGCGTCCGTCGAGAGATCCCAACACAGCGGAAAGACGTTCCGGAGATTATCTCTACGGTGTCGCTCCGTAACCAACTATACAAACGTGGGTTATGGAAGACTGTAGGATATCTCGACAACTTGGTTGAGGGTTGTATACCTTTTCCTGCCGTTGGCGAGAATTCTCCGATATTGGGCAAACGCAACTTTTCGGGTTTTGAATCCGGTAAGATGTGTCCAGACCTCCAGATCCCCCTTGTCAGGGGTATGCAGGTGGTCAGTAAGCTTCCGCTTGACAAGCTGGAAGATGCTGGTGCCCTACTTAAGTTTTTCCTTAAGCGCAGCGAAGAGCCATTCGTTGACAGGAATCATCTTGAGCGTTTTGGACGCCCTGAGTCCGTCGACATCAAGCTCAGGTGGGCCTCCGCGGTTTAAATATCCCGCGGAGGTGTGGTAACCAATCCACATGAGGAGGACCAAATGGTACCTCTATGGAGGTGCACTTGGCAGTGCA